CGAAAGATTTTTTTATCATAGCATATATTGATTTAAATATATTTGTATTAAATATAGTGTCCATATTTTCAGCACCAGATTTAGTTTCAGCTAATAATATCAACCCGAACCCGACTTTTGTTATGGGGACTAATCTACCGAATAATACAACTTCCAATGAATATAAAACAAGTAAAAATAAGCTATATAATAACAATTTATAAATACTTCTGGACATTTTACGTGATAATATGGGTTCTTTTCTTTTCTTTGATGCTAATATACCTGTAATAAAATCAAATATAATAACTAAAACTAAAACATGTCCCAGCGTAGCAATAGGAGCAAAGAAAGCAGCAAATGCTATAAGTAAAGCAGCATATAATGATTTTATACTGTTAAATATAAACATCTGTGTGAAGTAGTAAGAAAGTAAAGAATAAAGTTCCATATTATTTGGTTTTTTTTTTTAATATTTAATATTTGTGTGGAAGAAATCAATCATATTAGTCAATAAAGTCATAGCAACATATGCTATAATAGCATAAGAAATAGAAAATGTACATATTAATATCAACCAAAAACTCATACATATACTACAATTAAAAATCTTATGTAGGAAGTTATAAATATTATCGATATATTTATTTTTAGAAATTAAAGTTCTATTATCACCAATCCCAAGATGTTCTTTTATCCATATAACTAATGGGAAATCAGTTGTTGTTAAAATATAACTGAAGCAAAATAATGTAATTAGTTCTATTATCATAACGCATATATTTTTGTATTTGGTAACATAGGTTGTGTTCCTGTATTATTATAGTTATTCAACAAATATATAGGATAATCATTACTGTGATTACAAATATAAATTGACATTTCGGTTTCTAAAGATGTTATTTTAGATTCCCAATATCTTCTTTTCTTTTCTATTGCTTCGATATCAGCAGCATCACTGTTAGCACTTGTTTTAACCCTCAAACCACCGTTTTCCAATTGGTAACTAACTTCAACAATAAGGTCACAATATACACGATACGCTAATATACGTGTGATATAGTCATCCATGATAATTTTATTAGCTACTGTAAGTGTATTAGATTGCGCTTGTGTAATAAGTTCATTATACCACATTTCACCAACTAAGGGTTTAATTTTAGTTAATTGATTATCTAAAATAAGCGGTTGAAAATATGCGCTATCGATATTTTTAATTGAAGGTATAATAAGTTTTACGCCTTGTTCATCTATAAACATATAATTATTCATTATCATTGGTTGATTTTTTATAACGAACTACAAATTCGTTCTGGTTTATTGCTTGTGGTTCTTTAAATAATGTCATATCTTCAAAATGATATTCAGACAATGGTGTTATCAATTGTTTATTTATACTATCAAATATTTCTAAAAATCTCGCACGAATAGTGTATACATGTTCATTCATATATTTTTCATATTGTTCTATTATACTATTTCTATCACCTAATTTTCCTGGTGTTTCAAGACCTGCTAAAGCAGGGGAAGCACCATGTGACGTGATGATATTAGCTTTATATTCCTGAATAAGATTTAAAAATTTCTGATCTTCAGATTCAGTATTAAATTTTTCAACAGTAGCTGCGTTAGCTGCGCTACTATTCCATTGTACCATAGCTAAACTATCACTGTTAGGTCCTAAGAACTTTTTTAATTCCTTAGCAGTTTCAACTTTTACTTCATCAGCAGTATCTCCATCATTAAAGTTTATTAATATATTACCCATAAAACCATTCGAACTTAAATTTTCGTAATAACTTAATATATTTTGTTCTGTTTTTATTGATTTTAAAGCACCTATATATTGTGGTAATGGATAGTAACTTAATGATAAGGGTGTTGTGTGGAAATATACAACTTGTGTATTTTCTGTACCATCACCGCCAAAAACCTGTAATTGTATAGCATTTTTCATATTATTTTCATGTCTATAGTTACTCCAATCTGCTTTATAGAACATAGTTTTAAGCTGGTAATTAAAAGGGTCAATATATGCTATTCTTAACTTAGTAGGATCGATATATTCTATACCTAATATTGCTGTATGTTCAATATTATACTTTACTATAAATGCGCCACAACCATATAAACTATAATCAAAGAAAAAGTTAATAAATACATCATTTAACTTCATTTCTTTAATTTTGAACTGGTCTATTTCGCTGTTAGCAGTTAATCCGTTCCCGAATAACAACCTACTATAATTATTTACCATAGCACTATGGGTAGATGTGTTCAAATAATAATATTTTAGTTCATCATAAAAATTATCTTCCCTGTTTGTTTTAAAAAAACCTTTACTTTTTACATACTCAACCTGTAATTTCACTATTGGTTCTTTATCAAATTTCATTACTTCCATATTTATTATTATTTTTTTTATATCTATATATAGTATTTATATTAAATGATATTATGAACAAAAATTTGGCGGTAACAATGAAGTTAAACCATATTTTGTAGCCATATAACATATTAAATTTGTTCTTTCAGTTGTAGATACTTGTTTTTTATATCCAACTATTTCAACTATATTACCACCTAAGAAAACATTTGGAGTATCTACTTTTTGAAATATATGTAAAGTAGCGTTTGCTGGATTAAATAAACTTGTTATACCAGATTCTACTGATGTAGTGAATGTTCCATTACAGCTAAGATAATCACCATAAGGGTTTAGGTCGTGATGTGATAAATATATAATATTCCAATTGTTTGATGTAGTTAAACCATATGTTATTACACCGTTATCATAAAATGTTATAGTGTTTCCAGATTGTTTTAAATATATACCACCACCATCTACTGTATTTGTATCAAATATATACCCATCAGATACGCCAGAATAAACCACAACTATAGTGAAACTGTCGTTACCAGATAATCCAGTGTCTGATATATCCATAAAGTCTATACCATCAAAAAGTGCTGCTGGATACCCATTTAATTTATTAGAATATACACGTGGTTGTAGTAACCCAGCTAATTGTTCGGCTTTACGGTTGTGACCACTTGCGTCAAGCCAATATTGTATTTTAGAACCGTCTGGTATAGCTGGTAAAGTAGCTGGATTAAGCCAAAATAAGCTATCTGTTATGCTTAAAGGAGTAAATGAACCCGATGTACCACCAGTACCTGAAGTTCCAGATGATCCTGAAGTTCCAGAAGTACCCGATGATCCTGATGTCCCAGATGATCCGCTACTACCAGACGAACCACTTGACCCAGATGTTCCAGACGAACCACTTTCCGTATATCCTGTTGGAATATCATAACTATAACCAGTATATGTATAAGTATAACCAGAAAAATTAATAGCAGCATCACCTTTTTTAATTATACATAAACCGTTGTCAACTTCGGTATTGTTATAATATAAATAATATTTATTTTCACCTTTCATTTCATTTAAATACACAAAACTATTATTTAAATCTTCAAACTCAATATGATCTACTGGATATAATAAAAATTTATTAATATCAGGTCTGTTACTTATATCAATTAATCGGATAACTTTCTGTGTATTTTTATTTTCATTCAATATCTTCATATAAAAATATGATCCAGTTAATCCAGAACAAGCAGTTGTTGCGAAATATGTTGACGGATAATTTATATCTAATATTATCATATTTATTTTCTTTTTTTAAAAAAGGGTGGTATAGATTATACCATACCACCCTTTAATTTGTTATTATTTACTTTAATAATATTATGCTACTACAATAGAACTGATATTAACTAAATTTTGATCTATAATATAAGCTGGATATGTTTCGTACCCTACTAAATTAATTGTTAAACCAGCCATATCTTCTATTGCTACACCGCTATCTACACTTGATGTATCTGCTTCTAAACCAAATTTCTTACCGAAAAGCAATAATCTATCATTTCTATCCTGAACAATTGCTATAACCTTACCAGCGCACAATTCGTAGAATAATTTTAATTCATCTACATTAGTACCCATAAGGACAATATTAAGTGTTTGTTTCATCGATAAATTACCGTTAGCAGCACCAACATTCTCAATTTTATACGAAGATTTACCTTGTTTCAATTGATATTTATAGGCGAAGCCTGATGTATAACCGCTTTCAGTTAACCCCGAAATACCAGTTATCATTGTACCTGCGGTATTAAGTGAAAAACCTGTAGTCGTACCAGTTGTATATATACTGTCATAATTCATTAAATATAAATAACTTCCAAATCCACCAGCACCTTCGTTACAAAATACTGATTTACTGATTGTTACTCTTGGACATGTTGTGCTCATTTTATTTTATATTTATTTTTTTAATTTTATTGTGTTTAGTATAAAAGATGGTGTTTTAAAAACACCATCTTTTAACTACTTTTATTATCATATATTAGATACAATTTGATCCAACCAAGCTATTTGTACTGATTGTTTCCATTCAACGTTAACATATACGTTGTTATCATTACCAGCACCTTCTTTGAAATATACATTAGAATATTCGTCATTTAAATCGACACCATAGAACATATTAGATTTTTCTGCGATTATGATGTAATTAGTACCTTCTAAGCCGTATTGAGGTTTAAAAGAAAGATTACTGTGGAAAGGGTGTGCCTTTTTAGTATTATCTAAGTAGAATGGAGCTGCGCTATATTTAGCAGCCCAACCTTGGATAAACAACATATACAAAGTGTTGCTTAAATAAATGTTAAGAGTTTTACCTGCTATTGCTGCTGGAAGAGCTAATACCATAAGGTTGATTTGTTCAACGATATTTGATACAGTTAAAGCAGTTGTTCCAGTTTTAACGTGTGATGTGCTACCAGACAATATGCTGATGAACCCATTGCATAGGCCATAAATTCCAGAACCTGTGTCAGTATTACCTTGCCATGCTATTAATTCAACGTTGTTTTTGATTATATTACCTAAACTGGTTATATATGTATTAGTTATAAATTCTAATTCCATATAATGTGAACCTGCTGGTAATTTTTCTGCGGTGAAGTACGCTTCTAAATCTTTTACACAAAATTTATCATAAACACCTAATTTACAAGGAGTTAACAATCTTTGTGTAATAGCAGTAACACCACTTGCTGTAGGAGAACAACTTTGTGTTTGAACTACAACGGTAGGTGAAAAAAGGTTAACTGCGGTTGGCATCTTAACATTTGGCATCACTGTTACGCTATCATATAACGATTCAGGAGCTACGCTTTTAGCGAATAATTCACCAGTCTGTCTTGTGTAGGAACTTAAAGTCCCCAATGAAAATCCATTTGCCATTTTATTTTAATTATTTTTTTATTTTTTATATTTATTAAGAAATCTTTCATAATCTGTGCTTTTATCTTCGATTTCTATTTTTTCGAAAGCTTTACTTCCGTCAATTTTTGTGATTCTATCGTTAATTTCAGTTTGAAATTTTTCGAAAGCATCTTGTTTTGAAAATCCGCCAATCATTTCTTCAATTTTTAACATCTTTTCATTTAATACTTTTACTTCTTCTGTTAAAGTATCTACCTTAATTTGTAAATCTTCAGATTTTTCAGTTTCAGTTGGTTCAACTTCAACTTCAGTTTCTGGTTCTACAACCACTTCTGGAACTTCAGCAAGTTTTTCGTCATATTTAGTTTTACAGATTGCGTATGCTTGTTCTTCATCACCAGCTTCGCCAGCGTCCATAACACCCTTAATACATTCACTAATAAAAACTTTTTCTTCTTCAGTTTCAAATTTGATTTCTTTAATTTCGAATTTTTTCATATCATCTTCTTTTTTTGGTTCGAATATTTCGACAATTTTATTACCAACTGTTCTAAAACTATATCCATTATCTAAATCCCATAAATCATCTTTTATAGGGACTAAACCGTCTGGACTTTTAATAAAAACTTCGGTATCTTTCTCGAAATCACCCTTACATACTATTTCAGCTCCACCCCTTAATATGAGGATTTGTTCGAATACGTAAGTGTTCGTTACTTTTTTAAATATTTTTTCTATAAAATTCATGAAATATATTTACTTTTTTGTATAATTATATAGGTTATATATAATATAATTGTATTTTTAATAACTTATTTCCACACTAAAGCCCTTAACTATACGGTTTTTAATATCAAACCACAAGCTTTTATCTAATATACGGTAGTTCATATACCATATATTATTACCATTTTCATCTTTTTCTATCCAAGATTTTCTTAAATATACTTTTTTGCTAACATCTATGTCACTATGACCATAAGTTAAAGTACCAGACATACCGTATTGATTAAAAAGATATTCAACAGTTTTATTATCGAACATAATATATCCTATACCTAAATTTAAAGCATTACCACGTAATATTGCTTGGTTTGCTATCATAACAGGACCTTCTATTATCATTTCATTATCATCTAAATTATCAGAAAATAATTCCATATCGAAGTTTACGGTACGAACTTTTTTAAGATAATGGCGACAATTATAAAGTACACTATCTAAATTATATCCATATGTTGGAAATTCTGTGAAAAAACTATCTTCACTTTCAATAAAACCAGGACCAGCAGCTGTCCACGATCTAATATCGTCTTCAGTGAATCTTTTACCAGCGTGTTTTTTACAATGATCGTGACTATTATCTTTTAATAAAGATTCACCAGCAAAATCTGGTTTTAAAACATATTCATATAAATCCTGTTTCTTTTCTTTCTTTTTGAAATATTCGAAATCTGTTTCGATTGCTGGTAAACTAACCACACTATTTGCTGTTATAGTTAAATTTGGATATTTATCTATAGTTAAATAAGCAATAGTTTTTTTAATATCTTCTGTTTCCATGTGTTTATATAGTATTTTTATGTAAGCGTAGCATAAGCTTCTATTCTACTTAAATCTTTTTGTACTTGATTAAGTGATTGTACTGGAATTACAATTTTCTGTTTACTTGTAAGATCAATAAGTTGTTGTAATTGTGCGTTCATTATATTTAATTCATTCACATTATTATTACCACCGAAATTATTACCACCTACACTTGTATTTAATGAACTTAATAAATTAAAATATTTTTCAGTAGCTCTATTAGACATCAATGCTTCTGGACCTGCTTCACCAACTATACCATTTCTATAAAATGTTTCATCTGTAAATAAAGTACCTTTAGCATATTGTGGAGGCTTTTGTGCTTTTACAAATCCAGCTTGTATAATACCTTGTGCTGCTGCGAAAGCAGAAAATGGTAATCCGAAAGTTTCTGGTGTCTTAGCAATAGCACTAATAACAGCTAATGCTGTTTGAATAGTAATAAGTTTTATCTTTTCTTCTTTTTCTAATTCAAATGCTTTTTTCTTAGCAGCTTTTTGTTTACGTTCAACTTCTTTATCTAATGCTTCTTTTCTTCTGTTATATTCAGCTTCTGTGATAATATTTCTATCACGTAAATTCTGTAACGATTTGTTTTGTACATTAGAAAAATTATCAATTTCAGCATATAAAGCAGCAATTTGTGTTTGTGTTGCGTTAGAAAGAGTTTCTTGAAGTAAACCTTCTAACCCCTGTGCTATCGTAACAGATAATGACTCTATACCAGCTTGTATTTCAGGTGATATTTCTGTTATTTTTTGTAATAATCCAGTACCATCTTTATTTGTTAATAAATTATCCAAAATACTGAAAGATTGTCCAACAGTTCCCATTTTAGAATAAAAATCTACAGCATCTGTATATGATTCTAAGTATAATTTATCTATTCTTTCTTTTTCTTTTTCATCTAATTCTTTATTTTTATCAGAATATTCTTTACGTTTAGCAAATGATTTAGCTAACATGTCTTCACGTTCTTTATCAGCTTTTTCAACTAAATCAAGATATGCTTTAGCAAATTCTGTTTGTTTCTTTAATCTTTCTTCGTTTGCTTTTGTGACTATTCCTAACTGTTTACTAACTTCAGCACGTTGTTTTTCAGTTCTTGCTTTTGCTGCTGCTGTAGCTTCAGCAGCATCTTTTTTATCTTTTTCTTTTTGTTTATCATTTGTCTTCTTAGCTAATATATCTAACTTAGCGTATGCTTGCTTTTTAATTTCAGCTATTTCATCTGCTTCGGCTTTTGTAAGTTTCTGTAATGCTTTACCATATTCTTTAAAGTCTTTAAATTGTTTTTCGTTTAAATTTTTTCTTTCTTTAGCATATTTTTCTAATGTTTTTTTCCTTTCCTTAGTAGCCCAGTCAGATATTTTAACAATTTCGGCTTCTTGTTCCGTCATCTTTCCATTTAAAACATTTAACTCTAAATATAAATCTCTTGTACCCTGTACTCTTTCTTTGTAACTATCTGCTAATTCTTTACTTAATTTTACACTTGCTGCTGTTAATTTATTGTTATCCATCATAGTTTTAGTCAACATATATATAGCACTACCGAAAGCTAATACAGCAGTTACAATAAGCATAATCGGGCTTGCGTTCATAGCAGCATTCCATAACCATTGCGCTGTTGTAGCTATTCTTTTTGCTACACTAACCTTAGATACAACAGCAGCTTCTACAACATTAGCGGCGATTTCTTTTTCTTTTTCACGTTGTATAATCTTTGATAATGTTAATTCTTTTATTTTAGCGTAATAATATAAATAAACGGATTTTAATCTACCAGAATCACTTAGCTCTTGTAGAAGCATGGATACGGATATTAAAGCGTTAAATTGCTTTTGTAGTTCCTGTAGTTTTTTATTTTCACTACCAAATACTGTTTGTGCTGCGGTTATAGCAGCAAAACCAGTAGCAACAGGTCTTAAAGCTGTACCAATATTCCCCCACTTATCCCCTGGATCGATTTTTAAACTGTAATTTAAATCATCTATCTTACCTTTAATTTCACCCATTCTATTAACAACCTGACGCTGTTTATCCGCTGGTAATATATCTAAATCAATCTTTTTTAATTCAGCTAATTCTTTTTTTAACTGACTAAGTGATGAACTTAATTCACCAGTATTTACATTAACATCTATTTGTACTTGGTTCTTTACAGTTGTCATTCTAATATCTTATTTTTCATCTTAAATTCAAGAAATATTATGTCATAATCTCTTATAAAATCATTTATTGTAGTATATGGACTTTGTAACATCGTTATACTGGTCTTTTTTACTATCTTTATAAATGATTTAAATGACATTATATTACCAAACTTATTTATAGTATATAGTTTACGCATTTCTTTTATGTCTTCGGGTGTATAAAAAGGTTTTATTTCTTTTTTATATTCTGGGTAAGTAGTATAAATGAACATATTATATAATATTTTTATATTATCTTCATGTTGTTGCTTTAATTCTGATAGTTCTTTCATATTATTTATTATTTTTTACCATAACACCCACACAAGATGTACATTAAGAAATCTTGCGTTAGCGTTACCACCGTTTACATCTACTGATATTTCAATACCGCTACCATTTACAAATATTCTATTAGTATTATTATCATTATCTGATGCTGTACCCGTTGTAGATACCTGTAAATCTGTATCTAAAGCTTTTATACTATTATTCATAATATTTATAAGAGGTTGTGTTGAAGTATCATCTTCGAAATGTTTTGCTTCTACTACAACAAGTGTTGATAGTCCGTGAAAAAACTTATGTAATAACTTATTATCCTCAAATAAAGTAGTTGTTCCAGTAGTATCATATCTATCTATATAATAATGCTCTTTAATAACTCTTGTCATATCACCATATTCAACTATTATATTACTTAATGTTGGAACTATATTACCTCTAATATCTAATTGGAAAAAAGTTGGGTTGCTTGGATCATCATAATTTGCGTTTTCAGCGAGATATCCGTAATACCAATCATTTCCAGCGTAAGATAAAGTTTCATTATCAGGTTTCCAACCATCATCATCGTCATACCTCCACCTGACTGGTCTACCTTTCCTTAATATTTGGAATAGTTGAAAATGTGATTTACTAACATAATTATCTAGTGGTGTATTACATTGAATTGTATAATTATCTTTTCCTTCTATACTACTAAAATATATATTCAACGAAGACCATTCTTCTGAAACTGGACCAGTTAAAGGTTCAATTTGATAGTTTCTTTTTCCAGCATAGTCATATGTTGTTCCAGGTTGAAAATATGGTTTAAATATATTTTCATTATAATGAAAACTACAATAATCATCTGATTGGTTTGGTGGAACAGATTTTAAAGATTGTTGTGCTATAAAACCTTCATTTATTAAACTATAATTTGATGTATCTACAAGTGTTGAACCACTTTTATTTGTTCCTAACCAAGCACCATTACCAACGATTGGAATCAAAAACGTAGGACTACCTGCATAAGTTAAACCACTAAACCATAAACTTTCACCAGAACCACCGCCTCCAGAAGTACCTGATGTTCCAGCAGGTCCAGATGAGCCACTTGTACCAGATGAACCGTTTATACCAGACGAACCATTTATACCAGATGATCCACTTGTACCGCTTATACCAGACGAACCATTTGTACCATCATCACCACTTTCAACAAATGAATGTATTAAATATCTGTTAAAACCAGATCCATTGAATATATTATCTGAAATATTTATTATTAATTCATTTGACCAGGTAACCGCACTCACATGTATATGTCTGTAACTAACACCAGATACAAAATTAGTTTGTTGATCTAAAACTTTAAATATTACAAATTTTGTACTGTCGTGTTCATTAAATAATCTCAAAAATCCTTTTGGTGTGTGTGAAGATTCTGTATATGTATCTAACCATTTATTTACATTATTACCATTTACATCGTTTTCACGGTAGGTTAAAAATGTCATAGCTGTGACCGATGGAGTATAAGAATCTGAATATACTCCACCATAACTACCATTATATGTACTTAAATATATTTGTTCATTCGCATATGATGGAATATTTGGATAAATATAACCAACACTATCCATTTGGTAATCAAACTTTAATGAATTTCCACCAAAAACACCACTTTTACCGCTTGAACCAGATACACCAGATGTACCAGATGAACCACTTGAACCATTTTTACCTGATGTACCAGATGAACCAGACAAACCGCTTGATCCTGACGAACCATCAGAGCCTGATGTACCAGATGAACCTGTAGCACCAGATGTACCGCTTGATCCATTTTTACCTGATGTACCAGAAGACCCAGCACTACCTGATGTACCTGCTGAACCTGATGAACCAGCACTACCTGATGTACCTGCTGAACCTGATGAACCAGCACTACCTGATGTACCTGCTGAACCTGATGAACCAGCACTACCTGATGTACCTGCTGAACCTGATGAACCAGCACTACCTGATGTACCAGATGAACCTGTAGTACCAGAAGACCCAGATGAACCATTTTTACCTGATGTACCTGCTGAACCTGCTGAACCTGATGAACCAGCACTACCACTTGTACCAGAAGAACCATAGAAATTACCATCAACACCAGATGAACCAGACGAACCTGATGTACCATTTAAACCTTCAGTCGCACCACTTGGGGGTCTCCATACACCACGACCTTCACTATCAGCTGTTAATACATACCCTGTAATATCACTTCCACCATCTGTTAAAGTTCCACCTGTACGTACCCAAATATCATTAGTAGATAACCAGGTGTAATTATATAAATTTCTTGAATAATTATAATCACTCATAAAGTGTGATGTGTGTTCTGTATGTCCTGTCATTTTATTTTATATTGATATTTTTTCTATAAATATTATTTCTACACTTCCATAAGTCCTGTAAAAAACATCTAATAATTCCTGTGGTGATACAGCAAGTATATTTACTTGATAAAAATTTTCATCTATTCTATATTCAACTCTATATTCCATTATATATTATATATTTTTAAAAGTATGTTATTATCATAGCTATACCTTGCGCACCGTTACCACCACTTCCACTATTACCAGTATCATTTGTGGCTCCACCGCCACCAGCACCGCCACCTCCATACAAACCACCATTTCCACCATTTCCAGCGTTAGTAGTAGTAGATCCGTTACCGCCTCCACCACCTCCACCTCCACCTACATATGAAGATGTGTAATTAACGCCATTTCCACTTGTAGTAGCAGCACCGCCAGGGTTTCCAGACCAGTTACCAATACCGCCAGAAGCTCCATTAGTTATCACATCCCCCGCTGTTACACCACCACCAGCAGCACCTGAACCACCAGTCCACCGACCAACAACTCCAGCTGATGCGACTTGGGATGAACTAACAGCACCACCAGCAGCCCCAACTTCTAATGTATATTTACCAGTAGCAGTTCCACCAGCAACCGATGTCTGGTTTCCACCAGCACCACCACCTCCTCCACCAGCAACTAATAAAGTCCCGAAAGATGTATCACCTCCAGCTGTACCCGCACCACCAGGTGTTCCGTTTGTCGTTTTTCCTGGGTTTCCACCTCCACCAGCACCTATAGTTACAGTTACTCCTGTTGGTACTTGAACGCTTGAAAATGTCATAATTGAAAAACCACCAGCAGCACCTCCACCACCACCAGATCTTGCGGACAATCCAGCACCTTTACGTCCTGAACCACCTCCACCACCTCCACCGATAAGTGCTACATATATAGATGTTGCGCCACTTGGTTTTATCCAATAAGTCGAACCTGTTAAAATATCTATTCTAACTTGTGTACCACCACCACCGCCACCAGAAGTTCCTGATGTACCAGCAGAACCTGTAGCACCTGATGTACCAGATGAACCTGTAGCACCTGATGTACCAGATGAACCTGTAGCACCTGATGTACCAGATGAACCTGTAGCACCAGAAGACCCTGAAGAACCATTAACACCACTTGTCCCCGAAGACCCTGAAGAACCATTAACACCACTTGTCCCCGAAGACCCTGAAGAACCATTAACACCACTTGTCCCCGAAGACCCTGAAGAACCAGATGACCCAGAAGTCCCATTACCACTTGTACCTGAAGACCCAGAACTCCCACTAGTTCCGTCAGTACCAGAAGAACCAAATGAAATATTAGGAGTACTTGGACTATTAAAATCATAATCAATATAATATGGTTGATTGATATCATTACCTATAAATACATAATCTGTTTGACCAGATACAAATATGTCATTTTGTCCTATTATAAAAGCATTAGTGTTACCACTTCTTACTGTATTATCGTCACCAAATATAAAAATATTATCCATTAGCTTATATTATTATTTTTCCCGAAGATTATTACCCCTTCTTTATTTATATTTATATAGTTATCGTCACCTACTATATAGGAATTAAGCGAATTATTTAAAATATTCCCACTACCTATAACTATTACATTGCTTTTTGGGTCATAAATATTCGTTCTATTATTATAATAAACTGGTGGTGTCACTTCAGTATCACCTTGATAAACTGGATTACCGTCACCATCCAAATATATAGGAGCTGACATTTCGGGTCTTGACATATCAATAACTTTTTGTGGAGGTCTGTCTGTTATAATATTAACATTTATTCTCGATTGATTAGGGTCGTATATTTTTTTCTTATATTTTAAATAATTGTCCGCTAATTTTAATAATTCAATTTTACAGAATGTATTTGGAGACCAATCAATTATTTTATTTATTGTATAATTTGTATTTTTAATTCTTATTGTATCAGCCATACTAAATGCTTTCATTTCAGATACTGGGATATTTATCATATAGGTTACTAACTTACTATCATGGTCCATAATATTATGTAAATGATTAATCCAGTATCTATTTACTAAATTAAAGGGGTTAATAGTATCAGATGTACCACCAGACATATTAATAAAGTAATTTGACATCGTTCCGAAGTTAATATCTAATGTGTCTTCATATGGATCATCTAAGTGTCCAGCATATGGTTGAAAACAATATGTTGTTGTTGTTGGTATGAACCAAAACCCTAAAGTAATATCACCTATTAATGGAAATTCTGGTGGTCTTAATACCATAGTTCTATCAGCTGTTTTTATAGGTATGTTTTTATAGTATAGCGTTCTTGGTTTAAAATCTCTTTCTAAAACTTTCGAATTCGTGTCATCATTTTGGTCTTTTTCGTATATTTTACTAACAATTACTTTAGTATTACTATGATAACCAAGCAATGTTGGAGCAAATATGTTCTTAACTACTATATTATCCTTTGATTTTAGTTCATCATAGACCTTATTTTCACCGTATATCTTACTAAAGTAGTATGTATAATCTTTATTGTATGTGTCGGTATCCACTGTAGGTTCAAAAGATACTGATTTATTTACAATATCTGATAATCTACTAACGTTTTCTGTCGTAATATCAACATAATTTGTCCAATCTCTTAGTGTTCCGCCACTATAATAGTAGTCATTTGTTTCAATTTTTAAATATCTGTCACGATTACGGTCACTATCTATTATTAAATTGAACATTTTTACATATGACATGATATAATCTATCTTCTTTATCTTTTCACCACCGAATATTTTCGACATATCGATAGTATCACCAACGTGTGCATTTGGTTGAAGTTGTAATGGATCTAAACGAAAGAATGATTGTGAATTAGTAGCAAGACCTAAAATAGAAAAAGTTTCAGTTATTTGTGATATAGCGTGTGGTGATGTATATTCTAATCTTTCTGTTACACCTATTTTTACAACATCACCAACTATCAATTCCTTTGTAATACCTACATAAGAAACACCTGAAGTAGCAACACCACCAATTGATAATAGTGAACTTGATGTTGATACTACACTACCATTAACAGCTATAAAACTTGTTATATATTTTTTTGGATTACCTGGTGGTGTGGACGCTGGTATTGTTATATTCAATTGTGAAGTTATTTGATATGTACCAGCGTTTAATATAGTAGTACCAGTAGATGAATGTTGATTTGATGAATCAGTTACTTCATTTGGAAAATTTATAGTTAAGTTACCACTTAAATTAGTAGAATTTGTAGCAATTAAATTTATATTTTTAATACTATTAGATAAAAAATTTACATATACACTACGTGATGTACGTAAATATGTTAATGGACTTACTATATTAGCACCCGTCCAAGGATTTATAAGTTCTGTAAAAGGTGCTGAATTTAAAAACGTACTATCATATTTAAAATTCACACTATCTAATATTTTATCAAATAAATATTTGGTTCTTATTGCTGGTTTTGCGTCTTTTAAATAGAAAATATTAGAAGCATTTGGGTCTGGTATAGAATAATCAATTATTGGATATGTAAACCCGCTTTCTTTTAATGTATACCAGGAACTATTTATAGTTTCCCAGTTAAATGTATGCTGTAATTCACTTACATCTACATCTTTAGATGGATCTTCGTTATCAAATATTAAGTCATCACCACAAGCATCAGCTAAGTTAGCTATTTCACCGAAGAATTCAATATCAAACGTGTTAGTATCACGGTTAATATTAACCAATCTAACAAAACCTTTTTCTATTAATTCAGTTTTGTATAACAATTCAGCATCTATTGACTTATATAAATATCTATCGTTCAATAGGGTATCACTATTAATATCTAATACATTGTTCCAGATGGTCTGATTATTTTTGGTGATAGGTATTGATAACTTTTTACTAAACGAACTATTACGTGACGATATATCCCTTATATCATTTACCTGATATGTTATATTATAAATATCTTCTGACAAATCTAATATTACGTCAAAAGAATCGTTAAATGCTTCTAAATATGAAAAAGAATATATAAAGTTCGAATTAGCCGAAGGTATTATTTCGAAGTTGTAATCATTAAACCCATTAAACGATGAATCTAGATCAATGGTGAAATAGTTATTAAAACCAGTCAACGACACACCACTACAAGTTACACCATTTAATTTAACAGTTATATTTCCACTGACAGCAGGACCTATATAATATCTCCAATTTGGTATTGATATAACTAACCTCATACCTTCTAAAAGATTCGCCGTCACAACACCGATTAAAGAATCCGTTGTACCTGTAGAATGTATAATATAACCGTCATTTAAAGTGCTATATAAACTTTGTTTCCAAACCCACCCTGACCCTAAAACCCACCCATATGTGTTGTGTGAGACATTCCAATTGTTTAGTAAATACAGTCTCTGTTTTTTTAATCTTATCTGACTATCCATTATAATATTTGTGTACTTTTTTGAACAGTTGCTTGAACATCTATTGATACGCTATAAAGTTTATCATCGGTATTATTCTTTTTGTTAAAATCTGTATTAACTATAATATACGGAACAAGATAATCTGTACCATTTACTGTTTCTATTAATCTAACATCCACTGAACTTAACATACTTTCGATAAGTGTTGTTTCGTTGTCATCCAAGAAATCAGAATTTAATGTAACTGTTTCTAATATTTCATTTTTGTAATTAGATAATCCTCTTACTGTTGGTGTTGTATAATTTGGAGTTAAATATTTATCATAAGTTAATCTATTATATTTAATATTAATAAATTTCTTTTTATTGAAGGTATATGTAGAATATCCACCGTGTTCGTTTAACCAAACAGCTTGAATTTTTTCATATTTATTACACTTTGGTTTATATGTTATAGTAACTAATTCTGAATATATTGTAGGGTCTGGTAAACCTCCTATAATCGATTGGATAGTATAATGAGTATATCCTGTTGGTGCTGTTATACCAATCAACATATTTGCTGGACCACAAGGGAAGCTATACATCTTAGAACCTACGGTGGATAATGTCTTATTTTGTGTAGATAAAACAGTAGTGTTATTATAAAATATAAATCTTATAGCGGTAGTTCCAGTATAATTAATGAAATATAACCACAATTTATCTGTTGTATCACAATTGAATTCAGTTACTGGTGATAAATATTTCCCAGTCGTACCAGATTTTATAATATATTCAAATTCACCATAACTTTTATAGTTCGCTACACCGTTCCAATAGAAATTAGTATAACTTGTTGTACCTGTATATTGAGTTACTGGATCTCCATATTCACGCCATATCTTTATAGTAATATTAGCATAACTGGATGTACAATCTTGTAAAACATCTGTGGGTGTATTATATGTTACTAACGATGATATATACTCGGTAGGATTATAATATACTATACCACTACTATCAGTTGTTATCTTAGTTGTACTCTTATATGTGGTGTTATCATATAATTTAAATATCATTTTATAGTTAATATTAGTGAAATCACTATCAAAAATTTTAAAGTTAGCGATATTAGTATCATAAACTCTTACGAAACTTGGTAATATTTGTTGTGGATTTATAGCCATAGCGTTTTTATTTTATTTTAATGCTATTTTAACATCTTCACCAATATCATATGTAACATTTTTACCTATTTCATTGATAAATGATGGTGATTTTAAAATATTTTGTACTGGTTTTAAGAAATTTACAGCGGGTATTCCATCTCTTTGTATCTTTTTACACACTGCGAATGTTATACCGTTTAATTCTTTTTCAACTTTTGGTGATCTGAACTTTGGATTCTTTACTTTTAACCATTTTTTTATAGCTTCGAAGTTAGGAAATGAACCTGGTTTACGTCCAGATAGTACATAATTACCATAATCTTCATAATCAACTGTTATTTTTGATTTGTAATTTGATTTACCAACCCATTTAGCGGATATTTCTGTACTAATACTATTAACAAGACGACCCGTAGCTACCTTTTTGTTCTTTTCTAAGATAGTTGTTATCTCGTAATCTAACTGTTCAGCTAAATCTTCTAAATATTCTTCTAATTTCCTTGTTACTCCCATGATTAAATGAAATTATTTTCACAATTATTAATATATGTCGACCTATCCTTTACTTGAATTAGAACTTCATGTCCACATAATGTTTGGTCATAAGAATCAACAAATGGTGTTAGTACAATATCAAATATTATTTCGAGTTTTTCATCAAATAATAACTTTGTTATAATATCATTTAATACCGCTTGTGATTGATAAACTATTTCATTCATATTAGCGAAATCTTTACCCATACGATCAGCGTAATATAAATAAAAGTTATATGTTAATATTTTTTCACTTCTTACTATATCATCTGGTCTAATATAAACTATTGGAAATTCCACATCTTTCAATAAATGGAGTTGTTCGAAACCAATATATGTATCGTTGACTATAATATGTGATGAACATATATTTTTTAAATAGGTTGTTATATCTTTATAAAGCATCGTGTTAATATTTTATTTTTAGAAATATGTTGACCCGTCTTTCTTACTTTTCGACAATTCTTCAATTTCTTCTTTACTATTTGCTAATATTATATAATCAAATATCTCATATAGTTTCATACTATATATAGTTTTCCTTTTTGTTATATCATTTTGTGCTAAACTCTCTAATAACAGGTACATACCAATATTTTCCTGTTTACTTTTTATCTTGTCTTTATATGTTAAGTTGTCATCAGTGACTGTTTTAACAAATAGGTCCTCATATTGTAAAAGAGCTTCCGTTCTTTTTTGGACAAAAAAAAATATAATGATTGTGCTGTATTATTATCCATATTTTTCTGGATATATTTCGCTATTTTATCCATATTATATTTACCAAATAATGGTCTTAGATATATAGCTATAATATAATGTAATGCTGGGGTAGGATTATCCTTATTAGTTAATAAAATATTTTCAAATGCTGCGTAATTGGAAGCGGTATCATATAATAAATCGGTTTGTATGATAAATATTTTGTTTTTAACCCTGATATATTTCCCAATACTCACCTTTTTGAAATTTTTTACAGATGAAATTAAATCTAATATTTCTTTTTGACTAATATCTGACTTTGTTTTATTAAATATTTGTAGAAATTCATCAACCATAACATCTTCGTCAGTTGTGGTGGACAATATTTCCATTAATTTTTGATATTGAAATAATTTTAATGTCATATTATACTATAAAATTTTGAGCTTCACCGTTACCATCATCAGGAATATTTTGTTTGTGAATCTTTTTTAATTTTTTTATTTCCGTTGTAGCTACCGCTGCTTTAAAGAATTCTTCATTAGTTGGAACTGGTCTGTTATAAAAAGGAACTAACATTCTATATTGCGCTGCTAAACTGTGAAAGAAGCGTTGTACACAACTATTACAATCGGATAATATTTCACCATGTAAAAGCAGGTGGAGTTGTTGTATGACAGGAAATGACTTATTTTGATTTCCTAATATTTCTTTTTCATAAAGTTCGATAAATTTAATTTCCTTATCTGTCATCTGTTGTTAATTTATTTTTTAATCTGACATAAAATTCATGTCGTGCGTATATTATCACATTGTTGAATCTTTTCTTGATTGTTTTAAAGTTAAGATTATATTCTTTGGATATTTGTCTTAATGTTTTGTTATTAACTATATAGTCCTTATACATAGATATCATATATTCATCTTCAGAAAATATTTCATCAATAATATCTAAATATATACCATACATATTTTCTTTTTCTATCTCATATTCTATCTTATCTTCTACTGTTTCACATTGTATATCAGCGTGTGTTCTTGTTTGTTTATAATATACACTATTTTCATCATTACGAAGGTTTCTAACAATAACAGATATAGTTTTACCTAAACAATTATTATTATATCTTACCTGTAACCAATTAATATCTTTATCCATAAGGGCTAAGAAGACAATAGACATCATATCACCACGATGGACTATATTATAATTACGGAATATTCGGTCAAAGTCAACCGTCTTTAATGTATGTTCTATTATTTCTTCTTTTGTCATAGTGTTTATATTTATATATTATTTATTTTTTCATAGTTTTTTCCATTTTATATAAATATCGGTTTAGAACTTTTAGGGTTATATACCCACCACATTCTCATACTTAAAGCATCAGATATACCTGGTGATCTACCTATCATTGATTTTACTTCTTGTTTTGATGTTATTTTTGCTTTAGCATCCTTATCTGTATCTACTTTCTTATGAGCTTCAAGATCTTGACACACCTCATCCCGTAGTAGAGGTTCACATTCAATATAAATATTATTATTATTAAAATATTCCGCTAACTTATAATACATCTGTGTTCTAATATTAATATATGGTTCATCTTTTAATGCTTTTTCAGCACCCATGAAACCTACACAACCTTTTAATAAATCAAAAACACCCTGACCTACACCATTTTTATCCACAATCACATGTTGAATATTTATACTATACTTTGTCATATAAGATTTAACCTTATCAACTATAATATTTGTGTCCATATGTTGGAATTTAAAAATATTTGTACAATTAAAACCATCCCAAACAGTAAAAACGGTGTCATCACCACTATCCATAGCTGGGTCAACAGTTAAATATTTATCATTTGTGAATATTTTTTTGATATAAAAGCTATCCACAATATTCGAATGGTCAAAAAGATTCAATAAATCAGCATCGAAACTCCAATTTCCCAAATAATAAATCTGTTTATTGATTTCACTACCGTTTTTTAACATATCTACATATGAAACAGGTAAATATGGGTTATCTTCACATGTACTTTTAATGAATTTAATATGTGGTGGTAAAGTTTTATCCCTCCAAGGAATATAATATCTGGTGAACACCCAGTTTTTACATGGGTTTGTACACACTAATATCTTTGGAGTTAAGTTATATTTATCTAAATTGTATCTTACCCTTGTTCCAAACAATACATCAAACGCTTTAAGGGATATTTCATGAGCTTCATCAAATATTAAAGCTGTTAATTCATATCCTCTTAATGAATCAAACTCGTAATCGCTTGGATTTTGATATAAATCAAGGAAGAAAACCCTTGAACCGTTTTGAAATTCGAATATATGGGAAGTTCCATTATATTTCACATATTTATCTAACTTATATTTAGATATTAAACTTTGAAATGTTAATAATGTTGTCTTAGCTAAAGATGTGAAACGACTTCTACATATAGCGTAACGTGTGTCAGGATACCGTAAACACGATATTATTACCCAGTTACAAGCAAGATAACTTTTTCCACCACCCGAAGACCCTCCATACAGAACCTCCCTTACATTTGGATCGTCTAAATATTTGAATGCTTTATGTTGTTTGGGTGTTGGTTCGAATCGTACTGACAATTTATTTTATTAATTTTTGGTCAGATAAATCTTCATAATCATCATCTGGTAAAATATTATCAGGTTTAACATATTGAATATCAATAGGTTTGATGATATTGATATTTTGTTCATCAGCATACATATGTTTTGCTTTATTCTTTAGGTAGAATATTTGAGCGACCACATTTCCTTTTTCTATATTTTTTAAAAATGCTGATTCTACAAAATCTACCTGATCTTTTTCCACATCTTCACATCTTTTCTTGAAATCAGGGTAGTCACGACACCAATTGAAATGGGTAGCCCTATCTATCCCAGTCATTTTACAAGCGTCTCCTATTATACCTCTACATATTTTAAAATTTTCAATAAACTTATCTTGTGTAGCTAATATTACCGCTTTTGATTGATTTCTTTTCATATTGAGAATATTTAATATTTATTTACTTCTTTTTTAAAGAAAGTATGTCTTTCTGTTGTTGTTTTTTTATCTGATTCATCAATTCGATATCACTTATATCTTCCCGTTGAATCTTCCTTATCTTTTCTATTGGATCATCAGATATGTATATATGTTCCTGAAATTCACCACGTTGATATAACCCACGTAATTGCTCCATATTTATTTTTGATCTCGCTAACTGTTTTGGGTTGTAAACGTAGTTACTTTCATATATTTTTTGGAATGTATTAAATATCCAATTATCATCCAAACAACCAGTATCATATTTTTGCTTATACTCAACTATAAGAGCTAATTTGTAGTTATCAATATATGGTATTGGAAGTTTTAGGTCTTCTTGCTTATTACATGACGAACACATTATGTTAACATTATTTTTTTAAACTGGTTATATTTTTGCTGAAGCAGTTCAGTCCTGTTATTGCTTTGTTGTATTTCTTCACGGTAGTGAAAAACCAGCATTTCGTAAATATAATTTTTTATCATATTAATATATAGTATTTTTTAAATCGCACTTTTTTCCATTTTATCGGTGTAGTATATATTTCGCAATATACTCATACGACATAATAAAAATTTAGCTCTACGTATCTTATTTTTAACAACTTGTTCAGGTATATTTAATTTTGCTGATATTTCTTTCATAGACATCTTATCTTTATATTGACAGTTTATTACTTCAGCTAAATCTGGTCGTAGACGCATTATAGCTTCTTCTAATACACTTTTATAGTCAAGTGATGTTATGCTATCACTAATGTCTTGCGTTGATTGTAGGTCAGGAATATCATCCGTATAAGTTAATTGTAATTTATTTTGTGCGTTACGTATAACTATGTTCTTTATAATATACATTAAATATGTTATTGACTTCGATAAACTGTTGTTATAAGTCGGTGACAAATATAACT